TCACTTAGAATTTTTAGTCTCGATTGGCGGCTTGTCGAGAGTGGGTGACACCTTCGTTTTACGATCATAAATCAGTACCTGGCTTTCTGTTTTATGTCCGCTGAACAGTTGTTTATCCCGGCTGCTTCCTTCGTAATCAGAGATACCTTTCGCCTTCAGATCGTGGAACGTACAGTCGAGAACGTACCCCAGTTTTACAGAAGCCTTATGCCTTGCCTCCTCCCATCGGTGGCTGAATCCTCTTTTGCTGAACCCGCTACCATGTGAACCCATCAGGACGAATGCTCCTGGATTGCCGGAATTAGAGAATGTTTTTGCGAGTTCGAAAGCCTGTTTAAGCCGCTCTGTCCACTGCTTGATCTGGCTAACATTGTTTTTACCCTGCTGAATGAAGATTCCTTCCGGCGTTACCTGTCGCCACTGCATGCCGAGTACATCAGCCAGGCGGGCAGCGCAAAGATAGGCAATTTCCATTGCTGTACGAACGACATCATCCGCCTCTTTATAGATGGCCTCATATTCCGCGTCGGTAATGTACCTCCCGCGGGCGACAGCTTTAAATTTACTGACGCCCTGGCAAGGATTTCCTTTAACCATACCCCGCTCAAAACCCCATCTGAAAACACGAGACATGCTACTCATTTCATGATTTGCCTGTGTTTTACTTTGCAAGCCTCGCCTATCCATAAACATCCTGATATCTTCAGTTTTAATTTTATCTGCCGTAATCTTCCCAAATACAGCAAGTAGCTTTTTCTGGTGTTGCAGATAATCTTTCTGCGTCCTTGGTTTCAATTCAAGATAATAGGCACTCTTAAGAAATAAACCCCATAATTTACTGAATGTCATTACGTTGGCCTGTTCGTCAATTAATGCCTCATATCTTGCCCATAACTGAGATAAGGGCATTGATACGGGGCCAATTGTGATGCATTCTTTTGAGGTTGGTTTGTAATAGTAACTGTACTTATTTGAATAAACGCGGGGAGGAAGTTTGTTATCCTCCTGGTTTTTTCTTTTTCTTCCCATAATTTAAATAGCATCAAAGTTTGGTTTTTCTTCTTCGTCAGCAACTATTTTGCGGTCGCCGAATAGTGCTGCATTTACGTGTGTCCATGTCACACGAGGCCGGCCGTCCCGACGTTTAACAAACGAAATACCGGATTTAGCTAAAGCCGAGCACTGCTTAGAAGGAAATCGGTAACCGGTCAATTCTATCAGCTCATCGTCGGTCAGGAGATCGTTTTCTCTGGTCATGGTCTTTCCTCATAAGCCGGGCTATTGCGTTGTCAGCTGTATCACAAGCGATATGGATATCGGACTGGGTCAGAGTCCTTTTTCTAACGCTGGCTGATAGCCTGCCAATTTTGATATCGAATTCAGAAAGTAAAACTACACCTGGTTGCCAACGTAGCATTGTGATCTCCGGTTTATTGGTAGACCACAATGCTAGCGGTAGTGATGGGCTATTTCTGATTATGCTTAATCAGGTTTTGTTTCGGTTGGAATGCACCATCCTCACGCGTTATCTTGATATTGCGGGGGAAGTGCATACCGAGTTCACACCGGGCCAGCGCTTCGATAATTGCGTTAGTCCCATCTGGTAACACGATATGAACCGCATCACCTTTTTTCAGAGATAGTCTCAGCATATCAGCGCACCTGCAGTGAACGTTCGCCAATCTCAAGGTGAGCGCCCGGCACTGGATTTAACAGTTCTCCCGGTATCTCTCCGCCATCAGCAGTAATCTGTGCAGCCGCCGCTTGCGAGGATTCGATAGCCTCTTTGATTGCCTTTTTGTCCGGCGTAACCACTGTCTCAACGGTTACCAAATCATCCGGAAGTAAATCGACATTATCGATCACCACGTTGATTGCACCTTTGCGGGCGGTGAAGGTGTTCTTTGCAGTTTTAACGGTATCCTGCCCCGCGGCCAGCAGGCACTGAAGCACATAATTCTTCAGGTTGATGATCTTACCTTCGAATGACTTTTTACGGGCGGCCAGGCGTTTGGCTTCTTCGTCGCAGGTTTTCGCCAGACCTTCAAGGTTGCGAACATGGACGAATACCGCGTCGAGTTTGTCGCCGAGCTGCAGTTCGAGCCCCTCCATTGTATCGGCGATCATTTCAGCTGACAGACCAGAACCGTCTTCATTTTCCAGAAGCGCCTGGAGTTTAGACATATCAGCAGCAATAGCGATTGCAGTTGTGGAAGTCATTATGCTTTCTCCTCGGCTTTATTCAGTTCTTTGAGACGACCATCTTTAATGGCAATCAGGCGGCGCAGGCGGCCAGAAAGATAGCGTTCATGTTGCTTGTCGCCGTTGGCCTGTGCGGCCTTAATGTGAACATCGATTTCACGTGCGATAGGGGAGAACACACCGTTTATTTCGTTCACTGTTACGCCATGTGCTAGTGTATTGGCGACGCGGGTTAGTTTGTCATCGAACTCCTGACGCAACCGCGCTGCATCTTCGGCGGTTTCGCTGGCGTTCTTAAGATCAAATTCGGCCTTATTCTTTTGGCGGTACTCCAGATTGTCGTAAAGCCCCATAAATATATCGCCGCTGAATCCGAGGCCGGATAATGCCTTTTTGGTGGCGTCAGTTAGTGATTTTTTAGTAGCTTCGCCGTCGCAGATAGGGCCGTATTTACTGCCGTAAATGTAAGGGGTACATCCGTAGGCGTATTCTTCACCACGAACACCGTTTACCAGGTACCACAGCCTAATTTTTATCACATGGTGTTTTTCAGTTAGGAAGCCACCATTACCATCAGGGATCAGTTCCCATGTATTATTACCGTCAGCTCCTTTTACTGTACGTGTAATTGGTGCGCCATCATCAAAGCGTTCTTCCAGAATATCGACGCCCCAGCCGCTCCCTTTCAAGCCAAACTCACGTGTTGCTACCATCGTTAGGTACGTGCCATTGATCGAGGTGCCGCCGCCGTTCTGCGTAAAGGCTTTAGTAAACCGTTCATCAGTTTTGAAAACTCGTTTCCATAGTTCCAGATTGTCACGTTCTGTTTCCTGCATTTCGTTAATGCTCTGGACGACTTCGGAAGCTTTCGGCAGGTTCTCTTCTCGGTTAATTCGTTCAACAAGCTGATCAACGTCCTGAACGATAGTTTTTACTTTTTCACTCAACTTCTCTTCTGGCTCTGCTCCTTCACCAGAGGCATATACGCCATAGCCCATATCGTTGAGCGTCTCACGCGCCTGTTTGGCCTGGATATCGGTTACAATCGGCGGCGGCACTTCCTCTTTTTTGACCACGTTTGAGCCGGTATTTTGCTCCGCTGTCGGTTGTCTTTGTGATGAGCCTTCGTCTTCTTCAAAGCGGCCGTTAGCTTCAAGCCATGAAGTAATATGGCGGCGCAGACTTTCCGGAAAATGGTAAGTATCTTTCGCCGGAACGTTCTGCACTACGCCGAAAATGCTGGCACGGTCATATTTGAGTATGTTCGGTGTGACATGCAGTGATGCAGACCAACGTTTAAAATCCTCACGATCGTCTGCAATGATTTTCTCCGCGTCGCGAAGGTTGCCTGATAATACTGGCGCGTCGGGAGAGATAGGAAGCAGCGCAACAGCGATCTCCTGATCCAGTGTTGCATAGGTATGTTTATAACCACGCTTTGGCGCGATTTTAACGTTGTTATCAGTGCTGGGGGCATAATTTTGGCCTGGTACCATTTCTTCGCGTTTACCGGGATTTTCAAGCCAGCGTTTTACAAATTGAGAAATAGCCGCTTTACCCGGCATCTGGTTTTCAAAATGGGAGAAGATGCCATGGATCAGATTGTTCAGACCTTCCACGTGCATATGTTTCACTGGTTCGTTATTGTGCAGGGCGCAAAGTACATTGAAATTAAAACGGTCATCCTCTTCTATGGATTCGTCGTGGTTATCCAGATCATCAAGATAATCTACAACCTGCGAATAGAGCTGGCCGTTTATCTCTAATTTGCTGAAGAGTAATACAGCAGCAAAACGCTCCCTGGGGGATACCGTCATCAGATCGATAACTTCATCGCCTGCCGGCAACTCGGTGGCGCCGTCATCCTGGCTGTTAGCCACCCATTTTTCACCGTCAAAGGTGTTTTCCTGGGCGAAATGTTCATCGAACTGGCCGACTGCCGGCAGTGGCTGGCCTTCAATGTGTTCCCACAGCTTTGGTTTGAAATAGTTGTCTCCGTTCGCCGGGTAAGACTCCCAGAGTTTTCCGGTCATAATACTTTCAGCGACTTTCTTGTTAGGTGCTTCGACGGCGATCACCAGCTGCACGGCACCGCAGTCTTTGATTGCGGATTTTTTTGGCTCAAATAAGCCGTTGTATATGGTCATTGGTCTTTCCTCTTTCATTACTAATCCGCTGGTTAGGCGTCTTGTTTAATTTCAGGGAGCAGTCCAGCGATCACGCGTTCTGCAGTTTCTTTAGCTTCTTCCAGACGTTTTAGTTCGCTTTCAAGATGAACCTTTTGGCTTTCTGCCAGTTCCTTAATTTCTGATGAATCAACCTTGAGATAGCACTCGCCGTTTCTTCCATCCGCTAAAATTCCGGAGGAATGGCATTCGTTCCTGCAAATATTGATAATTCTGTTTGCGCGATCTAAGCGGTCTTTAATTTCGCGAATTCTTTCCAGCAATTTTTTAATATCCATGGTCTTTCCTCTTGGTTGCAGGCGCAGGTCACGCGCCAGTTAATTAAAACGGTACGTCGTTTTCTTCAATCGGAGAGTGGTCGATGCACAGCAGCTGTTGGATCTGGTCTTCAATAACATTTAGCTGCATATCGGCTTCAACTGAGATTTGTTCTTTCCTTGCGCGCAGGGCGTTAACCTGCATCCCGATGATGTCGATCGGTTCTAACGGTGGGATGGGGAGATCCAGCGTTTTGGTCGAAACGAGAACGTATATACCGGGAAACTTCTGTGACATGTCACAAGTAGATGCATGGTAAGAGGTTGGTAAAAAAGGATTAGTTGTTGCCAGAACGTAGATTGTTACTGGGATGGTAAGCGCTTCCATAGCGACTCCTTGTTGATGTATACTCAGAGCCGATCAGTGTTGATTCTGTCGGCATTGGTCTTTCCTCGCTACGGGGTTGGTCCCCTGTAGCATTCCGGGCGGTTTGGTCACTGTCCCGGGTAAAATAGCCCACTTCGGTGGGCTTTTTTACGCCTGCTGGTTGCCGGTCTTTCCTGGCAGTCAGGGCTGGTCAGGCCCGTTGGTCATTGGTCTTTCCCCCCGGTCTTTCCCGGCGTCAGAGCTGGTCATGCTCACTGGTCTTTCCTCGCCACTTCCCTCTCTTGGAGGGCTTCAGTTTTCACTGAAGGGTCACAAAACTGTGCTGTTAAAAAAATTGCCCGCCGCAAAGCGGGCAAAGACTACACACAGCAGTTTTCCTCTGGTACCACGCTGGCTACGTGATTCTTTACAACTGGGAGCGCACTCCGCCTTTTGATTTAACAACATCGCCATAACTGATAAAAATGAAGTGCGCTCTCATGTTATATCCCGGACTCTTCCCGGGAGTCACACCGTACCGCCACGATGGTGAATCGCCTGTCGTGCCTGGACACCTAGCTTGCACATTCCGGCTACCCGCTGGGCCATGTACCAAGGAGCCCCCGGACCGCTTCGACGCATGTGCCATACGCCGGTTGCAGTCTTTCCCGCATGTCATCGTACTGTCGGCGACCCGAAGAATTCGCGCCCGTCTTTCCGGGCTGTCAGAACTGTTTCTGAACAACTGCCGCGTGGTTAGTGCGTCGTTGATGTGATGGAGCTTAACCAAAGGTAAGTTAATGGTCAATGGAATTTACTTAAAAAAAGTTAAGGATGGATTGGGGCGATTTTAACTAAATGAATTTTATGGTTATTTTTTTTGTGATTTTTTTCTTGTAGCTAACAGCTCTTCAAATAGCTTGTTAAAGCCTTCGACGCGCGACTCCAGTTCAGTCAAATGTCTGTCTTTTTCAGATTCTGGAAGTGAATCAAAGAGATCCAGTAGCTTCAACTGACGAGCATCAAGCTCTTTCGGTAATTCTTCTGCGGGCAGTGGCGATTGATCTTCATCGCCGTATAAGAGCCAGGTGGGGGAGCACTTCAGAGCTTTACTCAGCTTGAACAGGTTTTGCCCTTTAGGTTCTGTCTCACCATTTTCCCATTTGAAAATGGTGACGTGCGAAACCTTCACAGCATCAGCCAGCTTCTGCTGTGACATATCGAGTTCTGTTCTTCTGCGACGAATACGGTCGTTTAGCTCTGTGTTTTTCATGGGGGTTAATGTAAATTAATTTGACTTAGCTTTTGTTAAGTTATAATTTCCAAACAAACGTTAACGAAGGAGGTGCCCAGTGCTAACCGAAGACGCAGTTAAATATTTTGGCAGCAAGGCCAAATTGGCGAAGGCACTCGATGTCTCGCAACCTGCTGTTTCTCGTTGGGGAGAGATGATCCCAGAGAAAAGAGCAGCCCGTTTGTCACTGATGACTGATGGTGTTCTTGTCTATGACCCAAAGGCATACCAACTGCCTGCCAAAACAGCTTAACAATCAGCGTGATCTAAATCTGATTACGCTTAATCAATTTTCAGCGACAGGAGACGCGAAGTGGAAAACATCGAGGAACTGAAGCGAGAGATATTCAGCTGGGCGGCAGAAAGTGGGCAGGAGCTGGTTGCCATCGAGATAAGCCGTATGTGGTTTCGTCTCGGTGGTAACACCGGCGTGCTGAAACTGCACCAGATTGAAGACGCAGATGGAAAAGCAGACTGGCGAGCCATTAACAACAACCGCCAGCAGATTTTTCGCTGGCTGCGTGGAGAAACTAAAGCAGCCAGAACCAAAACCCAAGCGCTGGCCAAGGCGATGGAAGCGGCACTGCCGGCGGAACGTTACGCACGCCTGGACATGTCAACACAGTATTTGATCTGTGTTGCCATACGCGAGTTTGCGGCGGCCATTATCGCGTTATTGCTCGAAGCCAGAGACGGCCCGCAGCAAGTTGCGAAGGCATTGCAAGCGATGAGAGAAACACAGCGCCTGACCAGCGTTTAACCTGTACCGAGGAAAGACCAATGAGAACACAAGACCGCATCACTTGGCGGAACGGGTTTCGCCGGAACGGGGTGCAAGTCCCGATGGAAGATATCGAATCGATTTTCGAGGAACGTCGCGCTGCTGCGCTGACTATCTGGGAACGCTATGAGCTGCGCAAGGCAGAACTACAGGAAGCGGGCCTCACCCAGAAAGAATACGAAATCGCCTGCCGTCAGTTGGCTGACTCGCTGGGGATCTGACCATGAATATTTTGCCATTACTCGATAGGCCGATCGCCTTCCAGCGCAGTTTTATTCGCCTGGATATTGGCGTGACGGCTGCGCTGTTTCTGTCGCAAATGATCTATTGGACTAACCGTTCCGACGATGACGGATGGGTATATAAAACTCAGGAAGAATGGGAAGAAGAAACGGGTCTTTCCCGCTATGAGCAGGAGGGCGCACGTAAGAAACTTCGCTCAATTGGTGTACTACAGGAAAAAAAGAAAGGTGTACCTTCTCGGCTTTTCTACAAGGTTGATAATGATGTTTTATTTCAAGCTCTTGTAGCTGCAAACAAGGATGCGGAAAAACCACATACTGGAATGCGGAAAACCACCAAACAAGTCAGGGGAAAACCAGCAAACTTTCTTACAGAGAATACTACAGAGAATATAGATCCCCCTAACCCCCTGGAGGGGGAAGGCGTTGAGTTAATTCTTTCCGATGCACAAAAAGTCCTGGAGTTTTACAACCAGCAAACCGGTACCCGCTGCCGTGACCTGAAGCCGTTTGTGATGATGCTGACTCCTACCACCACTCGGGAAGGGTACACCCTGGACGAACTGCAGTTGGTTATCCGCTGGGTGCTGGCCACATGGCGCCGTCGCGGCGATAGCCTGCCGAAGCCTGCGAACATCTGCCGGATAAACCGCTTTGATGGCTATCTTGCCGATGCTGAAGCGTGGGCTGTTTTAGAGGCAAAGATCGACCCGGAAGCTGTCATGAACGGCTACAACGAGATTTTTGCTGACGTTCTTCCTGCCGCTGAACTGGATGCTGACCGCCGCCGGATGATCACCCGCCTGGCTGCTCACATGAAAAATAAAACTACCGGTGCATTCCTGGGGTACTTCGAAAAATTCCGCGCTGATGCTCCTGATTTTTATTTCGGTACAGATGGCGGATGGCGAGCCAGCTTTGACTACCTGATGAAACCAGAAACGTTACGTAAGACCCGGGAAGGTTCGTTATGACTCCGCAGGAACTGGAAGCTTGTGTGCTAGCTGGCCTGTTAAACGGCGGTGCCAGCCCGGATGCATTCGACGTGATTGCCTCTACGCCTGAAGAATCTTTCAGCATAGGGTTTCATCGTCGCGCGTTCTCCGAAATTAAAAAACAGGCGCTGGCGAACGGCCTGATCGACATGCTTTTTGTCAGCGAAGCGCTGGGCGGTAGTAGCCTGGCAGATTTATCAGAGATTACGCGCATGCCTGCCACGGTACCGAACCTGAAGGGTTACGCCGGAAAAATGGTTAAGGCGTGGCGCAGCCGCCGTATGGCCGAATTACTGCAGCAGGGCGCTGATGGTATCCGGCAGGCAAACAACCAGGAACAGCGCGATCAGGTTGTCGAAACTGCCGTGGCGCAGCTGCTGGACATGACCGGCGACACTGGCGACGTGCAGCCGGTACACATGAGCGAATTACTGCCTGTGTATATGGAAACCATGCAGAAACGCATGGACGGTGAAGAGGGCACCCGAAACCTGAAAACCGGGATCGAGGAACTTGACGATGCGACCGGTGGAATCAACCTGCAGGATTTGATTGTCGTCGCCGGGCGTCCGGGCATGGGAAAAACAGAATTTGCGCTGAAGATTGTCGATGGTGTTACCGCTGCAGGCGGTGGCGCGTTGATATTCAGCATGGAAATGGCCGCTGCGCAAATCGTAGAACGCTCTCTGGCGGGGTCTGGAAACATGTCAGTGTCACGCCTGCGTAATCCCCTCGATATGCAGGACGAGGACTGGGCGCGCTTTACCGCGGCCATGGAGACCATGAACGGGCGTGATATCTGGATCGTCGATGCTACCGATCTGACGATTGAGCAAATCCGGGCTATTGCCGAGACGCATAAGCGCCGTTATCCGCATCTGGCGATGATCGTTGTTGATTACCTTGGCCTGATTAAAAAGCCGAAGGCAGAACGTAACGACCTGGCGATCGCCCACATTTCCCGAAACCTTAAAACTATGGCTATGCGCCTGCATACACCGACATTCGCGCTTAGCCAGCTTTCGCGCGCTGTGGATTCCCGTCAGGCAGGCCAGCGTCGCCCGGTTATGTCAGACCTCCGCGACTCCGGTTCTATCGAGCAGGATGCGGACAGCATCATGTTCCTGTACCGCGATGAAGTCTACAACTCTGAAAGCCCGGCTGCAGGGATCGCCGAAATTATCCTCGGGAAAAGTCGATTCAGTGCTGCTGGTGCCGTTATCTATCAGGAGTTTAAAAACGGTCACTTCCTGCACGTTGATCAGCATGTCGGCAAAGAGAAAACCCGCATTCAACTGGAGGCAGCAAAACCAAGAAAACAACCGCGTAAATATTCAGAGAAGTACAACACCGATACATTTTAACTGCGCCTGACCAGCGCAATATAACCGAGGAAAGACCTATGACCACGAATTTAAATTACCCAAAACCAGTAAATCCAGATGATGGATGTAACTGGATCCCTGTGATTCTGTGGCGCATGAATGCTGGCGCCCGCGCGCGTAGCCGTTCTGTGTTCGTCGCAGCTCCACGACCAGAACCCGTTCCGGGGATCACCCCGAAAAAGCTGGTAAAACGAGAAACTGCTGCGCCCGCGGCATCCGGCCGCCGCCGTAAAACACATACTGGCACCGTGATTTATTACAAGGGTGAAAAAACAGTGAGACTCAGCGAGGGTGCTACCGTCTGGTCTGCTGGTCCTAATGAGCATTTCGATAAAAAAACAGGCCAGCGCGTCGGCAGTATTGGCCGGCATCGCCTGCTACTGGAGAGTATTAAACCTCTGAATAGCACCACCGATGAAGTTTCCGCCCAGCAGTTGGTTGCGCTGATGAAGGGTAAAACACTGTCGTATCAGAACATTCTTTCAGCCATCAAAAAACATCATCCCGATGCTGAGATCACCTTACGTGATCTGCAAAAACGTATCTCAACGATGCTCGCATCGAATCACGTCGGAATTATTCGGCATGACGACATGCCTGTGCCGCATTTCACACTGACCAGCGTGGATCCCCGCTATTACGCCAACTCTGAAAAAACGAGGGCATGAGGCATGGCCGGGCAATCAGATTATCTGCCGCCCGGCTTACCGCTCAATCGCGCCAAATGGCCGCAGGAGTGCCAAATCAAAGAGCACTACGACATGCGGGCCGCAGCACTCATACGTCAGCTGTTCGAGAAGAAAGTTACTCGGCAGTACATCGTAGAGTCGATTGCAGCGACGCCGGAGAGCTACCGGGAATTTTTCAAAGCGAGATTAAATTTTTGGCGGGAGAAGAGAGCATGAAACAGTTTCTAAATATCGGTTTGATGGGAGTTCAAAAAAATGGCTAAAAACTCAATCGACGCGTATGGCGCCAGTGGCAAAACAAACGTCCTGATGTTCGAACCGGAAAAGCTGCATCTTGTTACCGACAAAAACCATCTTCTCTACGATGAACGTATCAGCCTGCCGATCGACGAAGGGATGGTACTGAACATTGCGGAGTTGGGGGTACTGGAGCCGATCATTGTCTGGAAAGACCCTGAAACAGGGCTCACCTGCGTAGTTGCAGGCCGTCAGCGCGTTAAACATACCCTTGAGGCAAATAAACTCCGTCTGAAAGAAGGCAAAGAGCAACTGCTTGTTCCCGGAGTCGTTAAGCGCGGAACCGCAAATCAGATGGCTAAATACATGGTCAGCGAAAACGAAATTCGCCGACCTGATACACCGCTTGGCCGGGCTAAAAAAATGTCAGATGCGCTCGACCGCGGGCTCGATGAGGACGACATTGCAGTGTTGTTTGGCTGCAGCGTTCAGACCGTTCGAGCAACGCTCTCCCTCCTCGATGCCACTCAAGCCGTCCGGGAAGCAGTAGAGTCTGGCACAGTTACCGTTACCCAGGCGCGTCAGCTTGGTGCGCTTCCACCTGAAGAACAGCGGGCAAAAGTGGCAGAAATCGAGCTGGCGACAGTTGGTACAACTGGCCATGAAAAAGCACGGCGTCAGCGTCAGGTTCTGGGTGAGGCAAAGCCGCGCCTGAAAACCCGCAAAGAAATCACTAAAGCCCTGGAATCTGCCGAGGGTGAGTATGCAAGCGCACTCCGTTGGGTGCTTGGGGAGGCGCAATGAACGTTGAACCTGAAAGTTACAGCCAGCATGCCCTGCTCGGGTTCGCAGCTGTGATCGACATTGCAGGTTGGGTCGCGGTTATCGTCGTGACCTGGGGGATCTGCAAACTGATTGAGTGGTGGATTGCATGAACAAAAAATACACCCTGATTTATGCAGATCCGCCCTGGACCTACCGCGACAAAGCCAAAGATGGAGAACGTGGCGCCGGGCATAAATACCAGACAATGACTGTGCTCGATATCTGCCGTCTCCCGGTCTGGGAGCTGGCCGCTGAAAACTGCCTGCTGGCTATGTGGTGGGTACCAACTCAGCCGCTGGAGGCGTTGCGAGTAGTCGAGGCATGGGGATTCCGCCTGATGACCATGAAAGGCTTTACTTGGAACAAATGCTACAGCCGGCAGACCGACAAACTGGCCCTTGGAATGGGCCATTTGACCAGGGCGAACAGCGAGGATTGCCTTTTCGCTGTGCAGGGAAAATTACCCGCCCGGATGGATGCAGGGATCGTTCAGTCATTCACAGCCCCGCGTCTGGAGCATTCGCGCAAACCGGATATCGTGCGCGAAAAGCTGGTGCAGCTGCTGGGCGATGTCCGGCGCATTGAGTTATTCGCCCGCCAGTCGTCTCATGGTTTCGATGTGTGGGGAAATCAGTGTGAATCGCCAGCGGTGGTTTTACTGCCGGGCATTGCAGAGTTTATCGGGGGCATAGACGACAGATTTTAACGCAAGCGTAGGAACTGCAACGCTTGAGGATAGGGAGTGGAGACTGGGAATGTTAGTCGAATTGATAAGCGGTCATTTGATTTCACAGAAGTCACTATCAAAGGTTAGATTTATTTTTTTTTGATAAAATTTAAAATTAATTTACTGGTAAGTTAGTAATAAAGAGTGCAAGTAATGTACTTGCACTCTCTCAAATTACATAATGGCTTTATATCTTTTCGATGGTGACTTCATCAAAGATAAAGCTTACTTGTGTTTTTTTATCCCTAACTACTTCTGAGCTGGCGTAATTTTCTTTTTCAATGGATACCATCTTAAATGGTATGTTCTTTTCATCTAAAGTTGGTAATCTTAATGGGTAAAAACTGTGTCTTTCTTTTAGGTCTTTATTTGTTGGCATGAAAATCTGCATGGCGACATGACCGAATCTTATTTGAAATATATATGTCGGTAATCTTTTGAAGTTGCTTGTTTTCTTTAATAGTATTAAGTGTGGTTTTGTTGCGATGATATTACCAGGGAGTAGTGTTGTTATTATGCATTGCGGGTTCAGATTGAAACGAAATCCAGATGGTTCCATTAGCCATCTTTTTATATCACTTAGGAATGGTAATTCATCTGGAGGTGTTATTGATAAGGCCATTTTTAATAATGCTCTGTAGGCATTCGTCGGGATAAACGAACCATAATCAAGAGTAAAAGCAACTTCCTTTTTGTTAAACGAGAACGTCCGTGCTGAAGAGTTAACTTTAGAAGTTATGTGTAATCCATTTTCATTGTGTTCGAATCTTATATCTTTATTTTTTGTCTTATAAGATGGGAGTTTCTTTTTTCCTTTTATAAAGCCTATTGTCCTATATACTTTTGTTAAATTGTCTAAATCTTTCTCATAATTAATGGAGAAAAAATTATTGCATTTATCACACTCATCGAAGGATATAAGTTCATTGTTTCCTAAAAAATTAGAGATCGAGTGAGATATAGATTTAAAGGTGGTTTCTGCTTCAGTCTTATCGCAAAAACGACATTTTCTTATTTTACTTTTCCATAAATATTTTTTTGAACTGTTTAATACAGTATGTGAGAAAATAGGCGTGTAATTCTTGCGAAAGAAAACAATTTTTCTAGATGTAAAATTAGTCATGGGGAAATACTCTTTATGTTAAAGTGGTTGTTAATTTAAATAATAAATCCATAAAGTTGTCATAGCACATGATAAATAATACGGAGATTTCCTTGGTATAATATTTATAATAATATTAACGCCGCATCTTTCGTTTCATTAGGCATTTAGTAGCTATCGCGCCGATTCAAGACCCATAACATAGGATACTGCGGGAAACAAGCTTGATCAATGACGATTACCAACATGCACGTTGATAATCTGTATATATCAGAAATTTAGCTTTTAACATGACGATCAACTACATCAGAAAAGACGAAACGACATCAAGTCGTTTTCTTGTTTAATCAATCAGATATTTATGATTTTATTGTTGATTTTTAACTATTTGTGCTCTTAAGTAATTGCGCTCACTGTCAGTTGGTAGTATAAATACTGTAATTTTATACAGTACTTTGTTGAGGGAGAGGTAGTGGTTGATAAGAAAGACGCAGGAGACCTTCTCCCCGACGATGGCGATGTACTGGTAACGTGTGAAAATGGGAAGATCAAGAAGATCAGAATAGTTCACTATGATGAGCATGTGGCAACACTTAACGCGTTGTTTGAGTTAGCCAAATTGACTGGTTACACCATTATCAAACCAGACGGTACTATGCTATAATTACTCCGTTGGCCTGAACACCCAACACAATGTAATTCTGAACAATTGCTGCGCTAAAGGGGAACCCAATGGCGCAGTATTCATTTATCAAATCAGCAGGCGATGTATTAATCCCTGCATCTCCAGACGCCCGCGAGTTTGTGAAGAAAATTCGCCTGGGGGCAGTCCTTTACTCTGATTTTAAGCAGGCAAGAAACCCGGCATTTCACCGCAAATTTTTTGCCCTCCTGAATCTGGGGTTTGATTACTGGCAACCTTCCGGCGGTGCAATATCGCCAGCCGATAAAAAACTGGTTCGTGGTTACGTGCAGCTGGTGGCCCACTATGCCGGGCACGGCGACACATTGCAGGAACTGGCGGATCAATATCTTCGCGATGAAGCGGAAAAACGTGCCGGGAATATCAGCGCCGTTAAATCATTCGAGGCGTTTCGCGCCTGGGTAACCATCGAAGCTGGTTTTTATAACGAATATCAGATGCCTGATGGCACCATCCGCAAAGAGCCAAAGTCCATATCGTTCGCCAAAATGGACGACCTTGAATTCTCCCAGCTTTATAAGTCAGTCCTCGACGTTCTCTGGAACTTCATTCTGTTCCGCACCTTCCCAACGCATCAGGCCGCAGAAAATGCAGCCTCTCAGCTTTTCAGTTATGCGGCCTGAGGTCACCACTATGACTAAAGACGATAAAGACTGGCTATCAGACGTAGCCGAACTGGGTTGCATTGTCTGTCGCAATCTCGGTTTCGGTGCCACTCCGGCAGAAATTCACCACATCCGAACCGGTCAGGGCGCCGGCCAGCGCGCAAATCACAAAAGAACCTTGCCTCTTTGCCCTGCGCACCACCGCACTGGTGGTTTTGGCGTGGCAATTCATGCCGGACAAAAGACATGGGAGGGCAAATACGGTACCGAACTGGAGTTGCTCGATCAGGTGACTACTGAAGTGAAGGTGTTGCGCCTATGTCGGGTTTAACCAGAAAAAAAATTGCGGTACTTGAGCTTATTCGCGCCAGCACTGAAGGCATCACCTCAGCTGATGTTATGTATTCACTAGGCATGTCTCGCAGCACAGTGTTTTTTATCCTGGATACTTTGTTGAAAGACAATCTTATATTCCGCGCCCACAACGAAACAGGACGAAATTCACGTCGCATTTATTTCCCAACGGCAGAGCTGGCGGAGAAGTTTTCCGGAAACAAAATCCCTATGAGCAAACGTGAAAGCTTTTTCGACTCCTGCCGGCGCCACAGCAAAAACTACATGATCACTCTGCTGCTGCGGAGTGTACGGCAACCACAGAAAGAGGAAAACCAATGAGTGAAGCTAAACCGCAGGACGGCAGCACTGTAAAAGGCTACCGCACACTAACGCCAGCTGACATTGAGATGATGAATGAGGTCAAAGCTGTAAGCCGCGAGTTCCTCAAAAAGCTGGATTTCCTCAAATTTGTGCATGAAAGCGAACCAGAGCCAGACCCTCAAACTCTGCGCTGCCTGGCAATCTCCCGCACCAAAATGCAGGAAGCCTGTATGTGGGCATGCCGTGCAGTCGCCCGCCCTGATGCAGACTGCTAACAAATCCGGAGATCAAGAGGCCATTTCAGTTGGTGGCCTCACTGCAAGCAGCATGAACGGAGAAACCAATGATCACCCTTAATGACGAAGAAGCCGAGAAACTCCTGGAGCTGATGAAAGCCCGCTTTCTTAAAGCGCACCTGAATACAGCCATGTATGGCGCAGCTACTTACGTGAACGGCAATTCTGACCGTGTGATTTTACGCGCAGTAAAAACCGGTGACGCCCCAGAACTGAAAATCCTGATGACCGCTATGGGCCTCATCCCTGAAGAGGAAGACAACAGTGAAAAAACTGCATGAGTTAGACACCAGTATTCAGGTGGAGATCGTCAAAAGTGCTGGCGCCGTTCTGGCTAAAAATTTTGGCTGGCCCGGCGGTTCGGACGGAACGCAGGCAGCTAAAGACATTGTCACATCTGTCGTGGATGCATTCCTGTCGCTTTACCCGGAAGAAAAACCACACGATGAAAAAATTGAAGAGCCAAAAAGCGATACCGAAGAAATTCAGCAGAAACGGAAATACACCCGTCGTAACACGGAGTAATGAGATATGGCAGCGCCAAAGGGCAATAAATTCTGGCTGGCACGCAGCAAGCACGGGAGAAACCCAAAGTTCTCTGATCCTGAAAAGCTGTGGGATGCCTGCTGTGAATATTTCGACTGGGTGGAAAAACACCCTCTGTGGGAAACCAAAGCATTTAGTTTTCAGGGGACAATCACTAAAGCCAGACTCCCGAAAATGCGTGCTATGACGCTTAGCGGCTTGTTTCTGTTCCTCGATATAGACCGGAAGACGTGGGAAGCATACGCGAAGAAAAAAGATTTACTCCCGATCACTACGCGAGTGGAAAGCCTCATCTATGAGCAGAAATTTTCTGGCGCTGCCGCTGATCTGCTTAACGCCAACATCATTGCTCGCGAGCTTGGGCTGGTGGAAAAAAAATCTGTTGAGGGTGATCTGGAAATGACCGTCAAGGTAAAGCACTTCAACGAAAAAGAATAGCCAGGCGTTTCAATTGCCTGGTTAATCGACTGAATGAGAAAAACCCCGGCATTTTATCCAGTAGAGTGAATAGGAAGTGAATAAATGGCAGAAATTATTCTCCCGGCGAACAACTGGACTCCACGCCCACATCAGCGAAGGGCATGGGCTGAAATTCAGGGTGGAAAAAAAAGAGCGGCGCTTTGCTGGCCTCGCCGTTACGGGAAAGACGATTTCAGCCTGCACATGACAGCATGTAAGGCATTCGAGCGTGTCGGGAACTATGCCCACTGCCTGCCGCAGGCGAACCAGGTAAGAAAGGCTATCTGGAAGGCGGTTAACCCGAGAACTGGGCGTCTGCGTATCGATGAGGCTTTTCCTCATGAACTGAGAAGAAAAACGCTCGATAACGAGATGATGATCGAATTCATCAACGGTTCCACCTGGCAGGCAGTCGGCAGCGACAACTATGGCGCGCTAATTGGTTCCGGTCATGTCGGGATTGTGTTCTCAGAATGGGCGCTAAGTAACCCCTCTGCGTGGGCATTTTTGCGACCGATACTGGCTGATAACGGCGGCTGGGCTTTTTTTGTCTCCACGCCACGCGGGAAAAACCACTTCTACAAAATGTTCCAGGGTGGATTAAAGGATCCTGACAACTGGTTTTGTGATCATTTAAGCGCCGATATTACGCTGCACATCCCACCGGAAACACTCGCTCAGGAGTTGCGCGAGATGCAGGCAGAGCGCGGGGAGGAAGAGGGGCAAGCTCTGTTCAATCAGGAATACATGTGTGACTGGAACGCTGCAATACCCGGCGCTTATTACTCATCGATTTTGGTTGGTCTGGAGAAGGCCGGGCAAATAGGGAATGTGCCGTGGGATCCCCAGTATGAGGTTTACACGTCATGGGATCTGGGCATTGGCGACGCAACGGCTATCTGGTTTTATCAGTTTATCGGCAAAGAGGTACGCGTCATTGATTATTACGAATCGTCCGGCGTTGGCCTGGAGCACTACGTAAAAATATTGCGCGAGAAACCGTATACCTATGCTGAGCGTCATTTCTTCCCGCACGATGTACGCGCCCGAGAACTGAGCACCGGAGCATCACGCGAAGAGACGCTGGGCAAGCTGGGGATACGCTGCAAGGTACTGCCGGCCACATCGGTTGATGATGGTATCAGCGAGGTGCGTATGATGCTGCGATCCTGTTGGTTCGACAAAACCAAATGCGAAAAAGGCCTGGAGGCTCTGGGACAGTATCAAAAAGAGTGGGACGACACTCGCAAAATGTATAAGCCAACCCCTCTGCATAACTGGACGTCTCACGGTGCAGACTCATTCCGCTATGGTGCAGTAGGCAGTAAGTCTTTGCGTAGCGGCAACCGCCACACAACCCAGCAATTTGCCCAGTCCAATTACGATCCTTATAACCCTCCTGGACAAAGCCAGCAGTTTTACGCTGATTCCGACTGGGATCTGTACGGGGATAACTGATGTCAGACCAAAACACACAAGAAAATGAATCAGAGCGCATCGGCCGGATACTGCGTGAGCAAAAAAGCATGGAAACCGATCGTTCCGTATTCGAGCAGCACTGGCAGGAAATAGCAGAGCGCATTCTACCGCGCAGTGCCGAGTTCAAGGGGACCAGGCAGAAGGGCGGTAAACGTACCGAGAAAGCGATAGATGCTACTGGCGCGCTGGCGCTGCAAAAATTCGGAGCGGCCATCGAATCAGTTATCACCCCGAGAACACAGAAATGGCACACTCTGAGCAATGAGCGATTCGCTAATGATGAAGAGGTACAGCGTTATTTCCAGGAGGTTCGCGATATTCTCTTCCGCCTCCGTTATGCGCCGTGGGCTAATTTCGCCTCGCAATCTCATGAGCATTATATTTCCTCGGGTGCATTTGGGACCGGCTGCACGTTCGTTGATAACGTGATCGGAAAAGGCCCGCGTTATTGCACTTATCACCTGCGAGAAATTTATGTCACTGAGAATTTCCAGGGGATGATCGATGTTGTCCACCGTAAATATTGCATGACCGCCCGTCAGGCTATTCAGCAATTTGGCGAAGAAAATCTCCCTCAACAGGTAAGAACGACCGCGAAGAGCGACCCTTCAAAGCAATTTAACTTCCTACACCGCGTCGAACCTAATGATAAACGTGACATGTCACGGCAGGACAAAGAGGGCATGCCATTCCGGTCTGTGCATATTTGCATGGAGGGAAGCAAGATTGTGCAGGAGGGCGGCTACTGGTCACAGCCCTATGCAATCAGCCGCTATTACACCGCGCCGGGTGAGGTATATGGACGCTCACCTGCAATGGTTGTTCTACCGGATATTAAGCTGCTGAACGAAATCAACCGCGCCATTATCGAGGGTGCGCAAATGGCCGTGCGCCCGCCGATGCTGTTACCGGAAGACGGCATTCTGCAACCGTTCAAAATGATACCTGGCGCGCTGAACTTCGGCGGAATGAACCGGGACGGTAAACCACTTGCCTTACCTCTGAATACTGCTACTGATTTTAGCGTGGCGATGACGCTGGCAGAGCAGAAACGACAGACCATCAACGATGGTTTTTTTATCACGCTCTTCCAGATCCTCGTTGATAACCCGCAAATGACTGCAACAGAAGCGATGCTGCGTGCGCAGGAAAAAGGTCAGTTGCTGGCGCCGACCGCCGGGCGTATTCAGGCCGAGTTCCTGGGGACTCTGATCCTGCGGGAAATTGACATTGCTTATCAGAACGGTCTGCTGCCCGAACCGCCCGAACAACTGAAAGAAATTGGTGGCGAATACGATATCGAATACACCAGCCCGCTGGTGCGCCTGCAGATGAGTGAAGAAGCGAGCGGGATTATGAACGTCATTAATGCTGCGGGCACTATCGGACAGTTTGATCAGAATATCGCCCGCACCCTGAATGGCGATGCCGCATTGCGCTTTATTGCTAAAGCCAGTGGTGCACCGCTACAGGTGGTTAAAACCGAAGATGAAATGGCTGCGCAGGATGCTGCAGATCAGCAGCAACTGCAACTACAGCAGCTGCTTGCCGCAGCGCCGGTGGCTGCAACCGCAGCTAAAGATTTCGCCCAGGCCAATCAGATTGCGCAGACACCTGCGCCGTCGCCAGCGTTACAGGGATAATGATGAACCGTATAAAAAGTCTGTGGCTCACGCTGAACCGTGCGCGGGCTTTCCAGTCAGTCTTTGGCACCCCGGGGAACATGACGCCGGAACAGAAAGTTGTTATCCGACTATTGGCAAAACTCTGTCACGTCAATTCTTCCAGTGTCGCTATTTCCCCAACGACCCAGCAAACCGACCCATACGCCGTATTTGTTTCGGAGGGCCGCCGGGAAGTTTTCCTGCATATAAACCACTATCTCGGCCTGTCGCAATCTGATATTGCCGCAATGATCGCCGAAGAGATGAACGAACTTAACGAGGACGACAACAATGAATCTGTTTGAACGCTTAATCCTGCGCCGTCTGATGAATGCAACCATTGAAGGCGGGGAAGGTGGTGGCGCTGCCGCAGGTGTTGATTCTGCCGCCCAGCAGCAGAATAGCGATGCGGCCCAGCAACAAAACCTTTTAAATCCAGGCGCTCAGCAACAGCAGGGGGGAGAGGGACAGCAGCAACAGCAGCAAGCCGCCCAACAGCAGTCGCAGACCACA